GCTCCCGCGACAGTAGCACTTGTGCCGCCGCCCGCCGCGCCGCCGTTGGCGCCCGGCGCTGATGCGACGTTACCGCCTCCGCCGCCTGCGCCGCCGACGAGAAGGGGCGCCACACCGCCGCCCGTCGATGAGTAGCCGCCAACGCCCCCAGGCGCTTGAGCGACCCCCAGGAACGTGGTCCCGCCAGTCCCTCCGATAGTTAGTCCCGCTGTGCCCGCCCCACCGGCGCCGACAGCATAGTTTGTCGGGCCGGTCAATCGGAGCCAGGTGATATGAGTTGCGCCGCCGCCGCCGCCGCTGCCGCCAACGTTGGCCGAACCGTTTCCGTTGCCGCCGCCGCCGCCGCCGACGAGCGTGACTCGACACAAGGCCCCGGAAATCCGGGGCGTGAAGACGCCAGCGCCACTCGTTATGACCGTGCGCTTGAGCAGCTGCCCCGGCAACGGCTGTCGAGGTAGGCCCGCATTCATGGGTGAAGAAGACATTCCGGCTCCTCCTCTTAGTAGCGAGCGGCTTGGCCGGCGATGGTGACGATGGCGGGCAGCGCGCTCACCGCAGCATCCATCGCGGCGAGCAGCATCTGGTTCGCGCCCAACTTGCGATCCACCACGCGCTCGGCGCTGCCGTTCGTGTTGGACAAAATCCACTTCTCGGACGCCGCCGAGGGGTTGCCCGCGCCAGCCGGCACAGAGGTCGCAAACAGCGGCGACACCGACACGATGCGCGCGCCCGAGTCGAGCGAGAGCGCCGAGAAGGGCGTGCCGTTGACCGTCAGCGTGGTCGCTGTCACGGCAGTGATCGTGGCCAGGATGCCTTCGACGGCTTGCGGCGCAGCGTTCGCCGCCGCGAGGATCATCACCTGCTTGCCGACGCGCCAGCCGTCCGCGATGAAGCTGCCGGTTGCGCGCGTGATCGTGCTGGCCGTCGTTGCGCCCGCGCCGGTCGCCGTGCCCACCGTGGTGAGGACTTCGCCAACGTAGAACTGAACATCCTTTGCCGTTGCGTCAGAGCTGAACGCCGTCAGCTCATAGACCGAGGCGCCGCCGTAGTAAAGCGGGCTGGGCGGGTCGGTATCGACCGGAAGGGCAGCGGCCTGGGGCTCCAGAAGCACCTTGGCAATGGTGGTGTCGGCCGCGATGAAGCTGGCAAGGATCGAGCGGTGACCAGCAGGCAGCGCGCCGTAAACAGAATTGGACATTTCCTTTGCTCCTCAGAAGGTTCAGAACCAGAATGCGATGACGCCCGCCGCGCCCGCCGCGCTGTGGCCCCACTTGCTTGTTGCGCCGTTGTTCGTGATCTCAAGGCCCTTCGTCACAGCGCTGACGGCGGGCAGCGCGGACGAGAAGGCCAAGCCCTCGGCGAATGCCTTGGTGGCGGGCTCGCCAGCCGCGACGGGCGTTGGCAGGCCGGTGATGCGAAAGCCGTTGGCGGCGAGGTTCTGGGTCAGACCGTCGCTGGCCTTGATGCGCGTCTGGATCGACGCGAGCACGGATGCGCCGCCGTCGCGCGCCGCCACAATCTCGTCGATGTACGGGTCAAGAAAGTTGAGCAGCCCGGTGTACTTCGTCGGGTAGTCGCGCGCCTTCAGGCTGACGTTGTAGGAAAGGATGGCGGACATTTAGACCTCGGCGAGTTTGAACTGAGCTGCGTGACGCCCGGGGTTGGTCGTTTGCATAGTCGGCAATTGACCTGTGAACTTGCAAAGCATCGCATGGTCACGTTCTTCGACGCCGCCGAGTTCGGGGTATACAGACACGAAGCACTCGGACGCGAGGCCCACGACACGGCAGATGTCGAAGAAGCGCGCACGCTCCTGATCGTCCAGCCCGGCCAGCGAGCCGGTCAGCTCGCGGAACTTCACTTGCGCATCGGTGCGGATGGAGCCGGCCAGCGTCCGGGTCTGGACTTCGTTGCTGACCCAGTTCAGCTGCATGCCGTAGTCGGGGTTCACCGCCGGCTCGAAGTAGGCGCCGAGCAGCAAGCGCTTCACCTGCAGGTAGCCGTCGTCATTGTTCGGGTCGGCGAGCGTGATGCGGAAGCTGAGGGCGCCGATGGTCGCCGTGAACCAGTGGACTGCGTAGGCCGTCTGCCAGCCGGTGAACACGGTGTCGCCCCACGGCTCCAGGCCCCAGTCGAAGTCACCCCAGCCCAGCGCCTCCAGCGCGGGCATCGTGCCCGAGTCGTAGACCTTCGTGCCGGTCTGGTTGGCCGCGTCCCAGCACTCGATGCGCAGCGTGGCCTCGCTCGTGAAGTTGCACCCGTACAGAACCAGCGCGCTCACCAGCTTCGCCTCGGTCCATGTGCCGTTGATGACCTTCGAGCCGGTGGCGTTCGTCGTCCGCGCGACGCGCGAGCGGCCCTCAAGCTGAAGGTTGCTGACGGGCAGGCCCGCCAGGAAGTCCCCGCTACTGAGGGTCGCCGCGTCTGCGTCGTTGGTGCTGATGATTCGGAAGTTGTCGGCCATGGCTATACGAACAGAGTGAGCTCAACGCGCGAGCTGGTTGGGGACTCGTCGATGCCGACGATTCGAGCGTAGGCCGTGCCGTTCATCCCGAATCGCCCGCCGAAGTCGGCTTGCACAACGTCACCCAATTTTGCCCGAGCCGGGCCGAGGAAACACGTCACCCGCAGCAAGAATCGAATGGTGCCGTAGAGCGCGGCGCGGCGCGTCGCCTCGGCCGAGGCGTCCGACGAAGCCACGAACAGCGACAACTCAACCTCGGGATCGTCCGCGAGGAGGTGCTGGGGAATTGCGTTGGTGGCCTTCGCGATGCTGTAGCCCTGATCGAGTTCGGCGCGGCGCGCGTCCGCGACGCCGGCAGAAAGGCCATCCGCTTGTTTCGTCCACATGCGCTTGTAGCCGACCCTCACCGACTTGCTCGGAAGCCAGCGCGCGGCCACGGAGATGGCTTGCTGGGCCACGTCGTCTTGGAGGATCGAGAAGGCGGCGGGCGCGGCGGGCGCCTTCAGCTGGGCTGCGTAGAACTTTCCCGCCCGGTCAAAGGTGTAGAAGGCGCCGCAGCCGATGGCGAGTTGATCCAGCGCCTTCAGCGCCTCGCCATCGGTGACGTAGATGCCGACCGCGCCGGGAACGTCCGTGTTGAGGGCGGCGATGGCGGCGGTGTCGATGTCGCCAACGGTCAGCGTGGTCCGCTCGGTGAGGATGCGCTGGATGATGTCGGCAGTCTTATTGACGTAGGTGCCGCCCGTCTTTGAGCCCTTGACGTCAGCGGTGATTCGGCCCTGCGCTGCGGCCGTGAGTGTGAAGGTGCCGTTGGCGAGGTTCGCCGTGAACGCCTTCGCCGCGCCGTTCTCGTACACAGCGGTGATCGCCTCAATCTGCCCGTCGTGAACGGCATAGGTGCGCGTCGCAGAGTCGGTCAGCACGGGCTCGACGTTGTAGCACTCGCCGTAGCACACCGGCACGCGCGAGTCCTTCGTGGCGTCCGTGCCGCCGACAAGCGTGGTGTTGACCGGCTTCTCCAGAAGGTGCTGGCGGTCGCGCGTGCGCAGCGTGAGCGTGCGCGAGTCGTTCGCCACGATGTCGGCAATGGCGCCGGCAACCATCAACCGGAAGTCCGACTTGGGCCAGGACGGATCGCCCAGGTACAAGCTGAACGGGCGCCCATCCCACGCATCCAGCAGCCACGAGTCGCGGACGCCTGAGCTGTTGTCGATGGTCACGACGCCCTCGGCAGGCTTGCTGTATCCGCGCAGCTGCTCGCTCATCAGCGAGGTGTAGCGCGGAACGCTCAACAGAATCTCATCGTACGCCGTGTTTGCCGGCGTGTCGGTGGGATAGCTGACGAAGCCGTGCGTGCTCATGTAGCGCGTCACGACGCCGCCGCCCGAATAGGCCTGAACCTCCAGGAGAACGCAGCGTTGCACGTTCTCGCGGATGAGCCACTGATTGAATTGTGCGTCGGAGATGGCCATGGCTTAGGGTTGTACGATGGGGCGGGAATCGAACTCAGACATGTACCCGCCGAAGCGGTCGAGCGCATCGCCGAAGCGCACGATTGCATCGGACACTGCGCCGTTGCCTTCGCTGATCGCGCCGTAGATGTCGCCCAACAGGCCGTTGGCTTCCTCCTGCGTCGTCACCAGCTGCTCTTGCGTAGCGTTCGCCTGCTGTTGCTGCTCGAAGATGCCCTGCAGCGCTTCGACTTGCGGGGCGGCGGCAGCTGCGTCGGCGAGCGTCTGATTGTTCTCCTTCAGGTAGTCGGCAACGCCCGCGAAGATGGGGCCGAGGTCGAGCAGCGCGGCAAGGGTCTTGCGGCCCTCCTCGGTGTTGACGTTCTGCGACTCGACGAGGGCGCGGAAGTCCTCGCGCTTCGACAGGCCGCTGGCGTCAATGCCGATGGACTCGAACGCCTTCAGCAGCTGGGCCGACTGCAACCCGGCCTTCTCGCCTTGCGTGTAGTACTGATCAACAAATGCCTGAGTCTTGGCCAGGAAGGCTTCGATGCCGCCAGCGAAGCCCACCAGCTGTTCCTTGGCTTCGATGGAGGACTTGGCGATGGACGAGAAGATGCCGCCGAACTCGTTGATGCCCTTGCTGAACTCCTGGATGGCGCTGAGGCGCTGCAGCGTGTCACTCACCGTCTCGCCCGCGCGCTGGAACGGCTTCACCAGGTCGGCGAAGGAGTTGGTGAGCTGCGTGGCGTAGTCGGCGAACACGCCGGCCAACACCTTCTGGTTCTCGGCCTCGTTGTCCGTCATCTTCACGCGGAAGGTGGCGGTGATCGCGTCCAGACGCGCGGCCGGCAAGCCCAGCGACTCGGCCCAAGCCTTCGTGCTGTTCTTCACAGCCTTGGCGCCTTCGGCCAGCGCGTCTGCGGTCTGCTGGTCCAAGCCGAAGGTGTCGGTGCCGTGCTTGTCGCTGCGGAACCATCCGCCCTTCTGCGTCCAGTCGGCCCAGCTCTGGCCGCCGGACAGGCCGGCATCGCCGCCGAGCGTTCCGCTGATGCCCTTGTCGCCGTTGTACTCCTTCGCCTTGTGGCCGAATGCGCGGTTTACGAGGCCGCCGAGGGCGCCGCCGATCAGGCCGCCGATCATGGTGCCGATGCCCGGGATGATCGAGCCGATGGCCGCGCCGACGGCGGCGCCCGTGTTCACGGCGCTGTTGCCCGACTGCCCGCCGATTGCGCTGTAGCCGTTGCTGATCGCCTGGCCAACGCCTCGGCCGGCCATGAAGCCGCCGATTGCGGATGCAGCCATGCCGCCATAGGTGCCGATTGCGCCCGAGTAGTTCCCGCTGTTCCAGGCGATGTTGGCTGCGTCGAAGGTGCCGGCGAAGTTGCCCGCAGCCATGCCGCTCGTGCCGGCCGACCAGCCACCACCGAGGTTGCCAAACATGCTGCCCGCGCCGCTGCCGCCCTTGAGCCAGCTGCCCGCCTTCCCAGCCCACTGGCCGATGGTCGAGTCAGCGCCCATCCAGTCGCTGAAGGCGGTGAGCTTGTCGCCCGCGCCGCTCAAGAAGTTGCCCAGGCCGCCGAAGCCGCCCGAGCCCGAGCCAGAGCCCGCACCCGAGCCCGAGCCCATGCCGAAGAAGGAGCCGATCATGTTGTTCATGCCGGCCTGCACAGGCTGAATCAGCAGCTTGAGCACGGTGGTCTTGAACAGATTCTTGAGGCTCGACATGAACGCCTCGCTGAAGCTCTTGCCCTCCTCGAAGGCGCGGAACAGCGAGTCGGTGAAGCTCTTGCCAATCTCCTCGGTGGTGGCCTTCCAGGCTTCGTTCGCCTCCTTCGCAGCCTCCAAGTGAACCTTGTCGCCCTTGAGCTTGGCGAGTTCGCGCAGCCCCTCGGCCTGGCTCTTGTACTCGTTCACAAGCTCCTCGCCCAACATCTTGGCCTCGGCATCCTGCGCGTTGCGTTCGGCCTGGGCCGCAGCGTCGAGCAGCTTCTGTTGCTCCAGCTTCCCCAGCTCCTCGCGCGAAAGGCCGATGGTGGCGTTGGACTCCTTCATCTGGGCGACTTGCTTCCAGATGGAGTCCGTTTGCTTCTCGATGCCCTCGCGGTACTTGTCGTTCTCCTTGCCAGTCTCCTCCAGCCACTTCTTCTCGGCCGTGCGCTGGCGCACCTGCTCCTCAAGGGCAACATTCTGCTTGGCCGTCTCGATGAGCTCAAGCCGGCGCTTCTCGGTCAGCTTCTGCACGTCCGTGGAGCTGTTCGCGGTCAGCTCGGCGAGGAGCTTCTGGTTGACGGTGAGCTTGTCCTGGCCGTCCACTTGGCGCTGGAGGTCGGCGTGCGACTCCTGCAGCTTCTTGTTGAACGACTCGTAGGCCTTGGCCGCCTCGTCAACAGCCTTCTTCTGTTCCTTCGTCTCGAAGGTGGCGCCCTTCGTGGCCTTCTCGACTTTGCCCAGGTTCTCGACGGTCTTGCCGGCCGTGTCGTCCCAGACCTTGCCGAGATTGTCTACGGTGTTCGTCCAGTCCTTCTTGATGTCCTGCGTCCACTGCTTGCCCACCTCCATGGCACCCTTGAAGTCGCCCTTCAGCGCCAGCGCGAGCTGGGCGAAGGCGGCGGCGCCGGTCTTGGCGATGGTGGTGAGGACTTCGCCGATGACGACGGCGGCGGTGTAGACGCCCTTCAGCGCGACGCCGATTGCGTCGGCCGTCTTGGTGACGATGTCGCCCTTGGTGATGTACTCCAGCATGCCGCCGACAACCGAGTTCAACGCGGGCAACATCTTGGCCATGAGCTGGTTGGCGACGCCGCCGGCCGCCTTGTGGACCAGCTCCAGCGTGTCGTTGAACTGCTCGGCCGCCTTGCCGGTGTTCTCGTCAATCACCAGCCCCAGCTTCTCGGCCATCTCGGCCATCTCGCGCAGGCCGTCGGCGCCGCCGTTCAACAGCGGGATCAGCTCGGCCCCGGACTTGCCGAAAATCTCCTGGGCGCGCGCACTCTTGACGGCGCCATCCTCCATACCCTTGAAGGCATCGGCGACATCGTAGAACAGGTCTTTGGTCGGCCGCAGGGTGCCGTCCGCGTTGCGCGTGGCGACGCCGAGGGCCTTGAACGCCTCGTTGTTCTCGGCAGCATTCTTGGACAGCTTCGCAAAGGCAGCAGTCATGCCTTCCGCGCTCGACCCACCCAGCTCGAAGGCGAGCTTGAGTCCGCCCACCTCGTTGGTCGCTACGCCCATCCGCTGGGCCATCTTGCTGGTTTCGTCGGCCGCGTCGATGGCGCCCTTGATCCAGCCGGCGAACGCGCCTACGGTGAGGCCTGCTGCGAGGCCCGCCAGCGCCTTCTTCGCACCGTCGGCGACGCCCTGGATGAAGTCCCCAGCGCTGCCCACCGCCTTCTTCGCCTCGTCCATGTCTTGGCGAAGGCGGGCGATGTTCGCTAGGAATTCAAACTCAAGGGTACCGATGTTCATTTGCTCGCTCCAGCATGCTTACGATTTTCGGCCCAAGTGGCCAAAACAGCGCCATCCATAGCCTTCAGCGTGGCGACTTCCCAAGGCGTCAGCACAACGCCGTTGAGGCGGCACCACGCCTCTATGGACGTAAGCGGGATGCGGCCCGCGCCGTTCATCCCGCTTTCGCGCTCCGACTGGAGCTCAACGAACACATCCCAGAGCGCTACACCTGCGGCGGGCAGCGTGTCTGCCTCCAGGCTGGGGTCCACCTTCCCCGCCGCAGCTGCGCGCTGGAGGTGGACCCGAAGCGACGCGCCGTCAGGCTGTTTGGCCTCCAGACGCGCCTGCGCTTCAGCGTGCCCGATCAGCTGCCCGCGCAGCCTGCGATAAAAGCCTCGCGCTCCTCCACGCCCGACTTCACCTGGTCGCGCAGCCAGCGACGCTCGCTGTCGTTCATCAGGTTCAGCGCCGCGTCCTTCGAGTAGGCGACATCACCGTTGCGGGTCGGCATTTTGTTCCAGCCCAGGATGCAGTCTGCCAGGAACTCGCCTTCATCCTGCTCCTCCTCGGCCGGGTCGGCGAGGGTCAGCTTGCCCACACGCTGCATCTCCTTGCGCATGCGGCGGATGCGCTCAAATTGGCGCTTCTTGCGCAGCGGGTGCTCGGGGCCGGCGAGGGTCAGCACGATGTCGGTGGGCTGGCCCGTCTTGGGGTTCTTCAGAACCAGCTCGCAGGTGATGACGTCATTGAAGTCGTCGATGCAGAAGCCCGCAGCTGCGGCGGGCGAGTGGATGATTTGTTCAGCTTTGTTCACTTGGAAACTCCTGTTGGTGCAGTGGGTTGTGCCGGTACCTCACCGGGCCTCCACTGCACCACAGCGGAGAACCCGGCAAGGCCCGTGCTCTTACGTGCCGTCAGAACGCATTCGAGTCCTGGACGAGCAGCGTGGTGGCCTCGGTGTTGGCGGCAGCGCCGCCGGCCGAGTTGAGAAGGGCCATGAAATCGATGGTGGCGGTGATCGCGCCTTCGCCATCGGACTTGGTGTGGCTGTTGATCTTCACGCGGGGCATCACCCAGCTGGTGAACTCCGACGCAGCGGTGTTGTCTGCCGTGAACACTGCCTGGATGCCCAGCTCAGTCTCGTTCAGGAAGGCGTCGCGCAGCGTGGTCGTGTCGAAGTAGGCGGTGGCCTGGCCCGACACTTGGATCATGCCCGGGAAGAACTTGGGGATGCTGTTCGAGCCCACCACCGGGTCGCCGGTGTAGTTCGCCGCGCCCGTGATCGTCAGGCCGGTCAGCACCGTGTTCAGCCCGCCAGCCGTGTACAGCAGCCCGTTGACGGCGGCCATCGAGCCCGTGGTGGTTGCAGCCGTCGGGGCGGCGAAGTACTCGGCCGCCTGCGCGTCGATGTCCTTGCCCAGAAACTGAATTTCCATCGTGGCGATGCCGGTGGGCGGCAGGCTCAACGTGAAGCCGTTGACCTTGCATCCCAGGAACACTTCGCTGGAGGGCGTCTCGCTGAAGAAGTGTTCGATGGCGTACGACTCCTCCACGTGGCCCGAGGTCGGAATCCAGGTGGCCTTGCCGAAGGCCGTGAGCACGACGTTGGCGATGGGGCCTTCAGCCGTGAGCGTCGAGCCGTTGACCACGATCACCGTCATGACGGTTGCGGTCAGCGCGACGATCCACAGATTCTTGTCCTTGTTCGCCGCATTCAGGCCCGCCGTCGAGCTGCGCACGACCATACCGAGCTTGAAGCCGTCGGCGATGAAGTCGCCGGCCGCGCGAGTCAGGGTGTACGGGCCGATGCCGGCGATGGTGACGCTGGCCGCAGCGTTGCTCACGCCCGCCGTGAACGCGCGCTTGCAGAAGCTGCCGATGAAGTCGGAGAAGGTCGCAGCGGACAGGTCGGCCGAGAGCTTGCCGGCGACGCGACGAACGCCGTGCCGGAAGTCCTTCACCTGCTGTTCGGGGCGAATCTCGTTGGACTTGTAGCTGTCCTTCGTCAGCGACAGGTCGGACTGGATGCGACGAAGGGCGCGAGACGCGGCTGCAGCCGGCTTCAGGCCAAACGTCACCTCCTTCTTGTACTTGACTCGCTTGTAGAGCCCACTTGCCTCAGCCATGTTCAATCTCCTTGGTCGTAGATGATGATGAAGTCCACCGGCTGCACGAACAGCCGCTGCTCATCGTCGAAGTTCTGAGGGCCTTCCAACGCGAGCGACACAGACGTTACCCGTGCGGTCGCAATTGTCCCTCGTTTGAAGTTGCAGGCCAAGCGCGCAGCTTGGACAAGCGCGCAAAGCCCCGCGTATGTCGGCGCCACGCAATCGACCTGGACGCGAGCCTGATAGAGATTTTGCTTGTGGTGGCCGTCGATGGTCGGGCGCATCACGTTGCTGATCGCTTGTGTGACGAGATAGGTCTGCGCGTTGTTGCCCTTCGGCAGCGCGACCGGGTGCACGTTGGCGCCGACGATTGCCGTCACGCCGGCATCAGTCGTCAACAGCTCGCGGATGATCCCTTCAACCTTCATCGCCCTCGTCCTCTGGTGCCGGAACGTCCAGCCCGTGTTTGTCGCGCAGCAGTGTGCGCACCCTTTCGACCACAGCCGTGGACGCCGCGCCGCGCGCTTCGTCTGCTGCAGCTCGGAAGTATCCCTTGCCTGCGAATCCGGGGTGCTGCGCAGAAGCGCGAAACACGCCATCCTCGATGAAGATTGCTTTGCCCTTCTCGGGCGTGATGGGGTGGCCCTTCGCGCCGAACTCGACGATGGAGGCGTACCAGGCCGGGCCGCCGCCGACCTTCACGGTGGCGCTGACGGTGCCGCGCCGCGAGCGCGTCGAGATGCGCACCGACTTCTTGAGCTTGCCCGAGCGCTGCGGGATTTTGTCGCGCAGCACGGTGCGCAGGGCGACGGCGCCGGCACGCATGCCGTTGCGCGCAACATTAGCTTCGACCTTCGCGGGCAGCTGGTCCAGGAACGCCTGCAGCTCGCGGGCGCCTTTAAGCTGGTTGCTCATCGCGCACCTCGCAGTGCACCGCCAACACCTCACGGTGCTCGATGACTTCGATGCCGACGATTGTGTGCATCACGGAGTCGTGGCGCACCCACATGGCCGGGGTGAGCCCGGTGGTCCAGCGAATCCAGAACGTCTTGCGGCCGACACTGTTTGCGGCCGAAGCCTCGGTGCGCTGGAATGCGCCCTCTGGCGCGCGCTTGGCAGGGACGGTCTTGATGTCGGTGGTCGCGCCCGTCTCGCCGCCCAGCACCGGATCAATGGCGCCCGTCGGCGAGACGAAGGTGATGCGCTCGCGCAGCTCGCCCGCTCGAAGTTTCATTTCCAATCCTTACCGGCAGGGGCTTGGAAAATCGCTGGGGCCGGGCGCCTAGACGCTCAGCGCCGCGTCCGACACCAGCCGCGCCTCGACGGCCGCTTGATCCAACAGCACCTGGGCGCCGATCTGCAGCGTTTGTCCGACCCAGGTGCACACTGTGTAGGTGCCGTTACCGTTGTCGGTGATGTCGGTGCGGGCGCCGTTGTCGTGCTGCGCAACGGCCGCGCTGTGGGCCGCGCAGCAGCCGCGCTCAGCAAAAGTCAAGTGAGCGAATTTCATGTCGATCCTCAGATGCTGTACTGCATGATGGTGGGCGCCACGGTGTACGTGATGCGCAGACGGTCCCCGGGTGACAGCTCGAACTGGCCGGCGGTCAGTCCGGTGGCATCGAATGTTGCGCCGTCACGGCTGTACGTGATTGACGACACGGTGCCGCCGCTGATGAGCACCCGGCACGGCGAGTAGCCGACGTTGATGAGGTCGTATGGCGATGCCCCCGGGTAGACCTGATGACGACTCGGCAGCGCGAGTTGGAAAGCGCGCGAGGCAACAGCACCCTCTTGAATGTGCTGCCGTGCCGGGATCGCCTCCAGCAGACCGGCGTCGATGCGGGCCTTGATGCCTGCGCATACCGGCTCGAAAACGTCAGCACTTAGGTCAACTGATGTAGACGCATTTCCGGCTGCCAGAACCGCGTGCGTGAACAGGTGGCCGGTGGTGCCAAACAGGATCTGCAGGTCAACAAATGCGAGGATGCGCGCGATTGCGTTTGCGTTGCTCAGCACGTATGTGCTGGACATTCCGAATGCGCCCTCGGCCAGTGGGTTGTTGAGGCCAACCAAGCCGCGACTGATGAACATCCCAGGCCCGGCGCCATGCCGCATCCACTGGACCCCCAGCTTGGCGGCCTGCGCGATGACGCGGTTGCTGAACGACGAGTTCGGCGTCGGGAACAAGCTGGCCGCCGATCCCGCTCCCATCAGCGCAATCTGCTGGCGGTTGCTGTCCATCTCGCACAGCAGCACGCCGTCATCGGTCAGCGCACCCATGCTGTTGTGGCTGGCACTGTGCTGCGCGATGTCCCAGGTGTTCGTGCCGTACAGGCCCTGCAACCGCGCGACATCGGCCGCCGTCAGCAGGTACTGAGGCGACGATGGATTACCGTTGGCGCTGGGGATCGCCGCATAGCCGATGCCGCCCAAGCCGTACTTGGCCATGATCTGCTGCGCCACCGACAGGCCCGATCCCTGGATGTCGAAGCCGATGGTCACGCGCGGCTTGTCCCGGCCGCCGTAGAAAATTCCCTCGACCCACAGCCGGCAGTTGTTGCTGACGACGCTCATGTCGATGGCGATGTAATTCGGGGCACCGGCCGCGAAGTCGAACCCGCTGCCCACCACCGTCCAGCACGTCGTGCTCGACCCGCTTGACTCGAAATCGACCGAGCCATTCGGCGCCGCGCCGGCGCCAACTGGCTCGCCGGTGTGGCACAGCAGCAGGTTCCAGCCCTCGCGCAGATTCGTGCGAGCCACAGACCAGGTGTAGCTGACGTAGTTGCCGGCCGCGGAGCCGATGCGCAGCGTGATCCCGCTGGTGGCCGCCAAGCGGTGCGCGTAGACCAGCAGGGCAACGGTCTTGTTCGCCAGCGCGCCGGCAGCCAAGCCGCTGGCGAAGGTGCGGATGTTGCCGTAGCCCAGGCTGTTGCCGTCCACAAGGACTTTGCCGTCCACCAGGATCGCGGCGCCCTCGCGCCGGAACATCGACGGGCCGGCCGTGGTGTTGGCGGCGCTGACGTATGCCGCGGCGGCGGTCGGCGTGGTCAGCTCGGGCGAATAGGCCCAGGGGGCGGCGCTGAACTGGTTTGGGCCGGCCAGGCGCACCCAGGGTGACGGTCCATCCACAAATGCGGTGGACAGCGACTGGCCGTTGCTCAGGAAATTGACGGGATTCCTAGCCCCTGACACCGGGGCTTGAATTCCGCGTTCGTCCTGGGCGACGAGTTGAGTAGTCTTGGCGTCGAACAACACGGGCGTTTTCGGCTTGTACGCGCGGTCGGCCGGCGTCCAGGTCGTCGGGCCTGCGCTGCTGAGTGCCAGCTTGGCGGCGATTAGTCCGGCCTCCGTGGCCGAGTCGAACACGGATACGATTGCGCCGGCTGGAATGGTTTCGCCGAGATATTCGTACGTTCCGAGAAGCTTGATCATGAATGCTCCGATCAGACAAATGGCACCACCCAGCGGTCCAACATACGGTCGATGTGCTCATTGCGAGCGATGATCTGACTGTATGTCCAGGACTCGCGGTGAAGGAAGTAGGCGCCCACGCGAAGCAGAATCCAGTTCTTGATCACGCGGGGCACGCTGGCCGCGTCAACCCATCCGGCCGTGAACTCGACCTGCACGCCACCCGGGCGGGCGCCCGTCGTGGGCCAGGATTGGGTGCCGGCTGGGAAAACGAGGGCGCGGTAGTCCTCGGCTGTGGACGAGTCCCAGCCGGTGGTTGGCGCCAGCGTTTGCTGGGTCAGCGCAGCGTCGTAGTACTTGACCGACGAGATGGCGCGCGCCGGCATCGGAATGATGATTGGGCCGCAGGGGAACTCGTCCGCGCCCCAGACCCAAGTGGCCGGCATGATCGACCGATGCAGGATGCCTTCGCACTCCTGCGTCGCCGCCTCAATCATGCCGGTGATGAGCGTGTCCTGGTCAGTCTCGACCTCACGCAGCTGTACCTTGACCTCGGCCAGCGTGAGCGGCAGGAGAGTGGCCGGTGTCTTCAGGTACAGCTTGCCCACGGCTCATTCCTCGTGGGTGACTTCGGCAGCGGGCGTGTCGGCCTGCAGCGACTCGGCGTACGCAACAGCGTCCGGGTGGTCGTCAACAGAGCCGTCGGCCAGCGCACCCTTGAGCGCCTGGCCGTCGAGCACGGCGATGTCGTTGGGGTTGCCGTGCAGGCAGACTGCGAGCACGCGAACCTTGGTGCCGCCTTCGGCAGCTTGAGCTTTGGCCTTGGCCATGGTGAACTCCTTTGGTGCAGATGAAGGGACAAGGCCCGAGGCGTGAGCCCCGGGCCACCGTCACCCGGCGATTAGGTCGCCGAGTTCTGGTACAGGCGGACGCCGTTGGTGTCGGTCAGGTTGCCGCCCGAGCGCATCCAGGCCATGAAGCCCACTTGGCCCTTCTTCGTGTAGGCCGAGTCGTCGAAGCGGAAGAACTGCATTTCCATCGCGTCGCGCATGATGTACTCGTCCAGCTTGCCGAACGCGATGGGCTTCGCGTTGGCGGCCATCGACGCCATGTGGTTGTTCAGCTCGACATCGAAGCCCAGCAGCTGGTCCGAGAACTTGCCCGAGATGCCGCCGTCATACGAGGGCGTCCAGATGGGGCGGCCGGTGGTGTCCTTGATCTTGCGGATCACGCGACGGGTCGCCTGGTTGAACATCCACTTCGGCGCGGCGCCGCCGTTCAGGTAGGCCAGGTCCACGGAGTCGATGACGTCCACGAGGTCGTCATAGATCACCGAGGTGGTCTGGCCGGTCGTGCCGGTCTTGCCGACGGTGGCGGCGGTGACCAGGCCCAGGGGCTCGGTCGTGCCCACGCCGACGGTGAAGTGGCGATTCTGCACGCGGCCGAGGCGCATGCGCAGACGGCTGTAGATCAGCGCCAGGATGTCGATGCTGGTGTCCTGCAGCAGCTCGAAGGGGATGGTGACCACCTTGGAGCTGTACTTGAACACGTTCAGACCGACGGTGCCGAAGGTGATGTCCAGGTCGGTCGCAGTGGTGTTCTGCGCGATGATTTCACCTTCTTCCGCCGTGCCGTCCGTGGTCGGGTAGGACATGTCCACGCCGTTGGCGGTCTTGATCGTGGTGCCCACGCGACGCATGCCGCCGTAGTCCTTCATCTTCTCGATGAAGTCGGACGACACGATGGGATCAACGGTGAAGCCGCCTTCCGAGCCCGTGGTGGTGGACATCGTGTTGCGGATGATCTGTGCTTCTTCTTGCGACAGCTGGCGGTCGGACTTGCGCAGAAACAGCTCCATGCCGCGCACCACTTCGCGCTTCTTGGCCTTCATCTTGGCCTGGTCGGCGCGGTCTTGCGGCGACAGGCGGAAGTCCTCGACATCGGTGAAGTTGTCCTCGCGGCCGGCTTGCAGCGAGTTCTCCATGGCGGCCAGCTGAGTGCGGCCGCGCTCCAGCTCGTCGCCGAGGGCGTCGAACTTGCCCTGGGTTTCCTTGTCCCAGACCTTGTCGCCTTGCGAGGCCAGCAGGCCGTTCATGTCGCGCGAGATGGCGGCAAGGCGCTCCCGCAGTGCTTGGATGCTCATAGGTGTTCTCCTGTAGTTGAGCTAGAAACAGTCAGAGGATTCTGACGGGTCGCGTGCGAGAGCCGCACTCAGACACTGAACTCCAGCAGCGCTGCGCGAGCCACGTTGCGGTTGCGCTGCTGGGCGATGAGTTGTTCCACGGTCGGGCCTTCGTCCTTCGGTTGAGTGATTTTCGGCGCGTTCTTGTATGCCGACAAGTTCCACTTCGCGCGGTCGGCGATGCCGGCCTGGTTGCTCGGCAGGATGGCGTCCAGGAACTTGTTGTCCAGCGCCTCCTGGGTGTCGAACCAGGTTTCAGCGTCCATCCACGCTGCGATCTGTTCGGCGCTGGCGCCGGTCTTGCGGGCGTAGTCGGCGGCAATCGTGCCGTCCACCTTGTCCAGCAGCTGGGCTGTGGTCGTCAGATCGTGCTTGTTGCCAAACGTCCAAGTCCACGAGTTGTGGACCATGAACAGCGAGCCCTCGGTGGCCTGCACCTTCGAGCCGGACAGCGCGAAGTAGGTGGCGGCCGAAGCGGCCAGGCCGTCCACGGTGATGACGACGGGGCCGGCTTGCCGAGCGATCAGCGCCGACATGGCGCGCGCCTCGAAGACATCGCCGCCCGGCGAGTTCAGGAAGATGTTCACCGGGGTGTCGTCGTTGGGCAGGGCCGCAACGAGGTCGGCAGCGTTCAGGCCGAAGTCCGCATCAAAGATGCCGTACATGTGAATGTTGATCGCATCCTTGGCCTCGGTCGCCTTGGCCGAGAAATGTTTGGGCAAGTGCTTGTTCTGGGCGGCGAGCAGCAAGAGGTTCTTCATGTTCATTCCTTCGGTTCGTTCGGGTCTGCAGGGTCAGTCGGGTCGGCCGGCTC